ACCTACGAAGATTTCCTAAAAGACTTCAAGAAAAAGAGATTTAAATAGTTTCACCTAATCCTAAATTCTAATAAGGATTTAGGATTACGGTGACGGATTTTCGCGCACACCCTAGCAATTTTTAAGAATGAATTAGAGAAAAAGGAGAATAAGTATGGAAGTTATTAAATCACATTATAACCCAGAGGATGGAGTCTCTGTAGTGGTTATTAGAGAAGGAGAGGATACTGCTATTGGTATCGTTAGGCTACATCCTGATGATATTGATATTGCTTCTTCTTTCGCGGGCTGCCAATTTGCAGAAATTAAGGCTACTATAAAGATATATAAGAAGAAGTGGCAAAGAATTAAGAGAGAACTAGATATTCTTAAACAGCTTTATTCTGATATTGAAATGTTAAAGCATTATGAAACAGAGCAAGACACTCAAGCTTTAAGCTATTTCCGCAAAAGAATTGCTTTGTTAGATGAAAAAGCAGATAAAGCTTATATAAAATATATAACATTAAAGCAAGAGTACCCGCATATTGTTGATGAAAGAATTCGAGTAACAAGAGATATTATGAAAAAGAAATTGGCTGAGAATGTTAATTCATCTCAAGAGATTGACAGTAATATAAATTTATGATATACTATTAGAAATAGGAAATAAAAATCTATGAAATTTCAATAAAGGAGGTTGTGAAATGGATCTAAATACAAATTGTTCTTCCACTCTCAGTAACGTAACTTATTATACTCCCTCTTATAGCAGTGTCGATATAAAATGTGATTGTGATAGATCTTTTGTACCAGGAGATAGAGTTATTATTAGAGAAGGTTTTTATCAAGCAGGAAAGATGTTTATTGTTTTAGGTAAATCTATTGATGAACCAGATCAATATATACTTAAATCTATTAAGACAGGTCAGAGAGACTGGGCAATGGAAAGTGCTTTAGAGCTAAAGCCTTATACTAAGAAAGAAATAGCACAAGCTTTCTGCAAGGAGCATAAGCTTTCAAAGAAAATTGAAAAGAGTTTAATTAAACTATTAAAGAATCAATAGAGGTGAAAATGACAAATATAATTGAAGATACTTATACCGCAGATAGTGTTAAAACTCTTGATGGTATTACTCATATTCGCTTGCGCCCAAGTATGTATATTGGTTCAATTGAGTCTGCGGGCCTTCATCATATCCTTTTGGAAATTATTTCCAACAGCGTAGATGAATATCTAAATGGCGGAGCAACCAAAATAGAAGTTGAACTTCTAAAGAATGGAGGAGTGAGAGTTAGTGATAACGGAAGAGGAATTCCAGTCGGAACTCATGAAAGTGGCTGCTCAGTTCTTGAAGCAGTATTTGGAATCACCAATACTGGAGCAAAGTATGATAACGAAGGTAAATCTGGATATAACAGCTCTGGAGGCACAAATGGAATTGGGGCTAAGGCCACCAATGCCTTATCTGTGTATTTTAGAGCAGTCTCCTATCGTGATGGGCAGCGAGAAGAAGTTCTTTTTGAACGAGGTTTTGCTAAATCTCACAGCCTGGAAAAGTCCTCTGAACCCGGAAGACACGGGGTATCAATTGAGTTTGTTCCCGATGGAACAGTATTAAATTGTACTAAGTTTGATGATGCAAAAATTGCAAAGCAATTAGAAGAACTAAGCTACCTTTGCAAGGGGCTTACTTTTACTTTGACTATTGAAGGTGGAGCGACTCTTACTTTTTATTCTGAGAATGGATTGCTTGATTATATTAATAGTCTTAATAAAGATGTTGCTATCTCTACTCCTTTCTACTGCAATACAGAGGGTCTTGAAGTAGCATTGCTTTGGAATTTAAATTCATCTTATACATATAGACTTTATACTAATAATATTCCACAGTATAAAGGAACTCACCATACTGGATTTAAAACTGCTCTTACCTCAGAAATGAATAAGTATGCAAGAGAAAAGGGATTTCTCAAAGAGAAAGATGATAACCTCCAGGGGTCAGACCTTGAAGAGGGTCAGGTAATGGTTTTAAGTTTGCGATTCTTGAACCCAATTTACGAAGGCCAAAATAAGGAGAACCTCACATCTGCGGACGCCCGCACTCTAGTGCAGCGCATCGCCGCCGAAGAAATTTCTAATTGGCTTCACTCAAATCCAAAAGAAGCTAAAAGTATTCTTGATAAGGCTCTTGTCTCTAAGAAGGCCCGAGAAGCGGCTAAAAGGGCTCGAGCTGCAGTAAAAGGAAAGTTAGCACCTAAGAAGGCTGCGCTTAAGATGCCTTCAAAACTTACAGATGCTTATAGTAGTAATCGTAAGATGTGTGAATTATTTATTGTTGAAGGGGACAGTGCGGCAGGAAACATGAAAGATGGCCGGAATAATGAATTCCAGGCAATTCTTCCAATTCGAGGGAAGATACTTAATGTATTAAAAGCCCCTATGGAGAAAGTTCTTGCTAATGCAGAGATTGATAATATGATCCAAGCTTTTGGAGGTTCTATAGATAAAAATGGAATTCATTTTAACCCAAAAGATTTAAGATATGGGAAAATTATTATTGCTAGCGATGCTGATATTGACGGTATGTTAAAGTGCCGGTAATCCTTTTCCTATTTGACAGATAGGGGTATTTAAAAATTTTTGGACAACGAAGATTAAAGAATTAATCTTAAGGTGTTCATATATATATGAGAGCCATATGGAGTTCATAAATTTTAAATGCTAACGGGGAAGCCTAAGTCTAAATGATATGGTAATCCCGTGGGAAAGGAGAATATTATGCAAGGAATTTATAAATGGACTAATCTTACTAATAATAAAGTTTATATCGGACAAGCAAATGATATTGCAAGAAGAGTTAGAGGATACCGATCTGAACTTAATAAGAATAGTCAGCGACCTATAATTAGAGCATTAAGAAAATATGGGTTTGAAAATTTCAAATTTGAAATTTTAGAAGAAGTTTTAAATAAAGAAGATTTATTGATACGAGAACAATTTTGGATAGATTTTTATGACTCTAAAAATAGAGAAAAAGGATATAATATTTTAGATTCAGACCAATCTCCTGCAGAAATATATTCAATTGGATCTAATAATGTAAAAGCTAGATTAAATGAAGAAAAAGTGCTTATTATAAGAGATTTAATTTATAATATGAATATTCCTCCTGCAGAAGTTTATAAAATTTATTCAAATGAGATTAGCTATGATGCTTTTTGCAAAGCTTACCGAGGAGAGACTTGGAAAAATGTTGATCTTTCTATGATTAAAGAAAGAAACATTTTAAGAAAAGGACAGCCAAAAGCAAAGCTCTCTAAAGTAGAAGTTGCAGATATCCGTTATCAATATGAAATTTTAAATAAAACAATAAATGAAATTTTTGAACATTATATTGGAAGATGCACTCGAAGTACAATTAAAAGAGTCGTAAATTATGAAACTTGGAAAGATATTCTACCTAATCCTGTATCGACTATTCCCTAAGTTGCAAAGCTGGGAAGTAGGGTCACTATTTGTACGTGGCTGCGTTCTAAGAAATGAAGCGCATGAAAACCGAAATGGGATTCCTCTTTAGAGAGGTAAGAGATAGTCAGTCCCAGTGGAAACACTGGAATGAGATGGCTCACATCCAGTCCCTGTTCTATACTTTTATTTGGACTTTTGCACCTGAATTAGTTGAATTAGGATATATATATGCAAGTGTTCCTCCTCTTTATAAGATTCCTTTTAAAGGTGGATATAAATATCTTAAAGATGACAAAGCTCTGGCAGAGTATCGACGAGGTGGAGGAAGCGTTGCGAATCTAAAGCGGCTTAAAGGCCTCGGAGAAATGAACACAGAAGACTTAGAAGATACAATGTTAAATAAAGACAATAGAATATTAAAGCAAATTACTTTAGATGACGCTCATGCGGCAACAGCTCTTTTTGAAAGGCTAATGGGAGATAGTGCAGCAGCTAGAAAAAGTTATATTGAAACTTATAGTGGAGAAATGGAGGTTTTTGTCTAATGCAACTTAGTTCTAGTCAAACTCATAATTTTATTTTTAGAGAAGTTTACGTCCCAATTACATTAGAAACAGCAGAAGGAAATCAATATTCTATAACAATGAGAGACGACACTATTGAAATTGTTGCTATAGGTAACTCTCCCGCTCCTAGAGTTTTCCACCCTGACAAAGGGAAGGAGTACCAATTTTAATGGATAATTCTACATATAGTGATATAACTGATGAGCTATCGTATAACTTTCTTGCATATGCGGCAGCAGTTAATACTGACAGGGCTATTCCAGATGCAAAATCTGGTTTAAAACCAGTGGCCCGCCGCATTCTCTGGGACATGTATGTGACAGGTCTTCTCTCCTCTAAAGGATTTAAAAAATCTGCTACTATTGTTGGAGACACAATGGGGCGCTTTCATCCTCATGGAGACTCATCTATCTATGGAGCACTAGTCCGTCTCGCGCAGCCTTGGATTATGAGATACCCCCTAATTGATTTTCATGGAAACAAAGGAAATATTGGTGGGGATGGAGCTGCATCTATGAGATATACAGAGGCGAAACTCTCTAAGATAGCAGAATTTGGCATGTTAGATGGACTAAAGAAAAAGACTGTTGATTTCATGCTTAATTATTCTGAAGATGAAGAGGAGCCAGTAACCCTTATCTCTCTCTTCCCTAATCTTCTTTGTAATCCCAATAGTGGGATTGGTGTAGCTATGGCTACTAACTGGTTGCCGCATAATCTTACAGAAGTTGGAAATGGAATTCTCGCTTATCTTGAAAATCAAGAGATAACAATAGAAGAGTTAGTAGCTCATATTCCTGGGCCAGACTTTCCTCTAGGTGGAAAAATCATTAATAAAAAGAACATGTTATCTTGTTATAAGACCGGTCGAGGGAGAGTTATTGTTCAGGCAAGATATGATTTAGAAACTCGTGCGGGAAAGCAACTTATTGTATTTAAAGAACTTCCTTTTGGTGTTAATAGTGAAGCTCTTCTAGAAGAGATTGATAAACTTTACACAAAAGGAGAGATTACTGGGGTCCAAGCGGTCCGAGACGAATCTAATAAAAAGGGTATCCGTATAGTTATTGAGCTAGTTAAAGGCGGGGATGTTTCTAGTATTGTAAATAAACTTTACAAGCACACTAAGCTCCAAAGCAACGAAAACTTTAATCAAGTTGCGCTAGTAGATAAAGTTCCAACTCTTCTAAATCTAAAGCAAGTAATTGAAATCTATGTAAATCATCAGATTGATATTATTGTTAAGGAGATTCAATTTGATCTAACAAAAGCAAAAGTAAGACTTAATATTATTGAAGGCTTGTTAATTGCTCTTGAAGATATTGACAATGTTATTTCTTTAATTAAAGCCTCCTCTTCTGCGGCAGATGCTAGGATTCAATTAGCAAGGAAGTATAAGTTAAATGAAGATCAAGCAAAAGCAATTGTAGATATGAAACTCGGCAAGCTTGCGGGAATTGAAAAAGTTGAAATTCAAGACGAGCAGAAGAAGTTATCAACTAATATCGCAGAATTTGAAGATATTTTAAAGAGTGATATTCGTCAACATGAAATTCTAAAAGAGAGACTTACGGCTTTTATAAAGGAATATGGCGATACTCGCCGCACAGAAATCACTAATGTTGAATTGACAAAAGAAGAGAAAGCGGCAAAGATTATAGAGCCGGAAGATGTTGTTGTCATTTTAACTAAGGGTGGCCATATTAAGCGAGTACCAACCAAAAACTTTAGAATCCAAAAAAGAAATGGTAAAGGTAGTAAGAATAAAGATGATAGCATTCTTGATATTATTAAAACTAATACTGTTGATACTCTTGTGATGTTCTCTTCTAAGGGAAAGATTTATCGTATCTTAGTCGATGATGTGCCAGAAGGAGGAAATACTAATAAAGGAGTTCTTGTTGGAACAGTACTAAAAATGGTGCCTGGAGAAGAGATTATTGCAATCACTTCTCTTTATAGAGACACTCAAGCGACCTCCGCAGTTTTTGTGACCGCGCAAGGACATATAAAGAAAACTGCTTTAGAAGAATATACTAAAGGCGGAAAGAGTTTTGCGGGACTTTTAGGAATTAAACTTAAAGAGGGCGATAGAGTAGTAGATATTACTTTTCTGAAAGATCAAGAACTAATCCTAATCTCTAAGAATGGTATGTGCATTAGAGTTAAAACTGCGGACATAGGTAATGTTGGCAGGCTTGCTATTGGTGTTAAGGGAATGAAACTTAATGAAGGTGATGAAGTAGTTGCGGCGGTGCCGGTCCATAAAGATAGCGACTACCTAGCTATCTTTAGTAAGAGTGGTCTTGCTAAAAAGGTTCCTCTTAAAGAGTTCACTACCCAAGGTCGCAACGGTAAAGGAGTAATTGTTTATAAGAATGAGCTTGTGGCTGGAGCTGCGATGGTAGATGATTTAGATAATATCCTAATCATTGGCAACGCCTCTAATATTACTATATCTAGTAAAGACATTCCTGTAGGCTCGAGAGTTGCGGCGGGCAATATAATGATTAAGGGCAATTTAGTTTCATCTATTGTAAAGATTTAGTTTGACTTTTTAATTATATTTTGATATAATAATATCATAATAGAAAAAGAACAAAGGAGGTTAAGGTGGCAGCATTGATTAATAAGTTCGAGGAAGAGAAGGTTCACGCTCTCTATCCAGAGGCCTCAATGTTACCACCTATGCTTATGTGGTCATTACCATCTAACAAAGAGCAGAATCTCCAAGAGTATTGTGAAAGTGGAGATTATCTTGCTTCGGTTAAGAAGGATGGCTATTTTTACATGCTCAACAAAACTCCAAATCATACATATCTATTTAGCCGCTCTCCAAGTGTTAAGACTAAGCTTCTAACGGAGAAAAGTGCTAATGTCCCTCATCTAGTAGAGGCAGCAGAAGTGCTGCCCGCAGACACTATTTTAATGGGAGAAATTTATATTCCAGGTCAAACCTCAAGTGGTGTTACTCGTATTATGGGGTCACTTCCTAAAAAGGCGATTGACCGGCAAAAGAAAGAAGGATATGTATATTATTATTTGTTTGATGTTGTAATGTATGATGGAAAGAGCTTATTAGAGACTCCTTTTGAAGAAAGATATAAGATTCTTCAAGAGATATATAATACTTATTTCGTAAATATTCCTTTTGTTGAATATGCAGAACAAGTTGATACAAATATTTATGAAACTATTTTCCAATGGATTGCGGAAGGTGAAGAAGGCGCTGTCCTAAGGCGAAAAGACTTTACCTATCAACCTGGAAAGAGACCAGCTTGGAGTAGTATTAAAGTAAAACAAGAAACTACTGTTGATGTTATTTTGACTGGGTTTGAAGACCCAACAAAAGAATATAAAGGAAAAGAACTAGATACTTGGCAATATTGGGTAACGGAAAAAGATATTAATATAATGTCTTATCCCCATCAGTCTTCACAGTGGGTTGAAAAAGAAAGATGGATTGGTGACCACAAGGCAATTCGTTCTCCTGAATTTAGGACTATTCCTGTAACTAAAGCCTATTATTATGGTTGGAAAAATAGAATCTGTATTTCTGCCTATAATAGTAATGGAGAGTTGGAAGAAATTGGAACAATTTCTTCTGGACTAACTGATGAATTGCGGCAAGCGTTTGCTGAAAATCCTGAAAAGTATATTAATAGAGTTATTGAAATTAAATGTATGAGTGTAGATAAAAAAGAACATTCAATTAGGCATGGGTTTTTCTTAAAGTTTAGGGATGATAAAAATCCAAGCGACTGTTTAGTTTCAGAAATTTTTAGATAAAGGATTTGACAAATCAAAAAATATATTGTATAATATAGTTGTAAGTTAAGAAATGAGTTCATAGAGTTGCCGCAAAGCTACTCAATATAAAAAGGCACCTCTTGCGTGCGGCAGTAGGCAAGAGAGCAAAACAAGACAAAAAAAATGACAATTTTCTTGACTTACAAAAAAAAATATTATATAATGTATATATAATAAAGGTAATACTCTCATTAAGAGAATATTAAATCTAGAGGAAAAGGAGAGATGAATTATGGCAATGAGCGAGAAGACCCGTATTGTATGGGAGTTCCTTAAGGCGAACCAGGGCGCAGATCTTACTGCAGCTGATATCGCGGAGGCTCTCGGCATGGAGAAGCGTAGCGTAGATGGAATCGTTACTTCTGGGCTCCAGCGCAAGGGACTGTCTGTTCGTACCGAGGCTGAGGTTGAAGTCGAGGGCGAGGACGGCAAGGTTTCACACAAGAAGGTAAAGTTTATTACTCTTACCGATGAAGGTCTTGCATATGACCCCGACGCGGAAGAGGAGTAATTCCTCAATAGCTAAAAATTGTCGGGGCTAGTTAAACTAGCCCCGATTTTAGCATTTCTATAGAAAGGTAGCTATGGAAATATTCTTAATAATTATCCTAACTATTATTGCTTTCGCTTTAGGAATGTTTATCAGTTCAAAATTACATCCTATAAAAGAGCAATCAATAAACAAAAATGTAATAGAAAAGAACAAAGAATTAGAATCTCAACAAGAACAATTAAAGCAAAATCTTTTCAAAGTAGAGCAAGAACTAGATAATGTTGTTCTGGCAGTCGCCCGCCGCAGAGAAGAATTGCAAACAACAATAGAACAAGAAGCTTCAATAGTACGAAGTATAGTTGAACAAGAGAAAGATCGAATGGCAGAAGCTCTTTCTAATTATATTGACACTTTAGAATTTTCCTATTGTGAAACAGAAGAAGAGTATGATAGAAAAATGGCCTCTTTAAAGAAGTCGCTAGAGACTCTCATGAGTACGAGAGAGAATACTATTAAAGCTTTTCTTAGAGAAAAAGAAATACAAGAACAGTCAGAATTCTATAAGATTAAAATTAATAAAACTGACTTAGAAGATATTAAAATCTTAGAAGAAATTAAACCTAAATTGCGGCGACCAGACGTTTTATCTAAATTAATTTGGACAACTTATTATCAAAAGAATCTAAATACTTTATGTAGTAATTTAACTGGAGGTAAGATTATCTCAGGAATATATAAGATTACAGACACTACTTCTGGACTTGCTTATATTGGACAAAGTGTTAATATTGCTCAAAGATGGAAAGACCATGTTAAAAACGCCTTAGGTGCGGGGACTCGTCCTAGTAATAACAAACTTTATACTGCTATGGAAGAGAATGGTGTTCATAATTTTACTTTTGAAATATTAGAGCAGGTGCCTTCTTCTCAACTAAATGAGAAAGAAAGATACTATATTGATTTGTATAAATCTGCTACTTATGGCTTAAATACGACCAAAGGAAATCAATAATGAAATTTGAGAATACTGAAGTTTTTAATCTAGAAGGCGCCGTCCGTGGGATGCGCAATCCTTTAAAGAGCTGGAATAAAATTGATAGCTATTGGGACGAAGGTTTCTATATACTTGGTGAGAATGACCTAGCCCTCGCCCGAAAATTAATAAAAGGTGGGAGTGAACATCGTAAGTTTTTGCGGCAGATAATGGTTTCAGTAGATATTACTGCTCCTTTATATTGGTAGATTTCTGCCAACAAATGTTTTTCCGCTAATCAGCGGGGTGCGGGAGACCGTGCTAACGGGG